GCTGGCGGTAACGGCGGTTCAGGCGGAGGTGCTGGTGGCGGTGGTACAGGTAGAGCAGGTGGTGGCGGAAATACTCCTCCAGTTAGTCCAGCTCAAGGAGCAGATGGCGGAGATAGTCCTCCTCCAGGTGGAAATGATACACAAGGTGGCGGAGGCGGTGGCGCTGGTCAATCAGGTCAAAATGCTGCTGCTACTGTATCAGGTAATGGTGGTAACGGAGTATCGTCACAAATTTCAGGTAGTGCCGTAACTAGAGCTGGTGGTGGTGTCGGAGGTTCTTACACTCCTGCCGGTCATAGCATAGGTACTGCTGGTTCAGGTGGTGGTGGAGGATCAACTGCTAATGACAGAGGTACTGATGGAACAGCAAACACAGGTGGTGGTGCCGGCGGTCCAAGTAGTAATGCTACTGTAACAGGAGCATCAGGTGGTAAAGGTCTTGTTGTTATTAGATACAAATATCAGTAATTTATAAACACCTATATATTACTACTATATTATATGTTATATGATGAATGAAACGTTTATAAAAGAATATAAAATTGATGATAAGACAATTTGTGATAATCTCATAAATTACTTCAAAGAAAATAATCAATACAAATTACCTGGTCGCACAGATGATAAAGTATCATCTAATTCTAAAAAATCAACAGATTTATATGTCTATAATGAATCACAAGATTTAAGAGTTAAAAATTATTTAAATAATATAAGTAAATTTTTATTAGAGTATTTAAATCATTATGAATTAGACGCTGTTGCTCTTACTAAAGAACCCTTTAATATTCAACATTACAAACCAGGAGAGGGTTTTTATAGTTGGCATTGTGAAAGATGGAATAATCATAATTTAAAAACTCAAAGAGCTTTTGTTTTTATGACTTATCTAAATGATGTAAAGAATGGTGGTACAGAGTTTAAATATCAAAAAAAGAAATTTCAAGCAAAAAAAGGTTTTACTTTAATATGGCCTACTGATTTTACACATACACATAGAGGCATTATATCTAAAACACAAGAAAAATATATTGCTACAGGTTGGTTTCATTTTGCTACAAAAGATGAAATAGAACACTTAATTTAGAAACGGATATATAGAAGTATGAACCTAAAAAACTACTATTACTATTTTCAATCAGCTTTGTCACCTAAACTTTGCCAAGACATCATAGATTACGGTAAACAACATCAACCACAAATGGCCGTTACAGGTGGTGTTGATAGAGGTGATGGCAACCACAAGGCTGATGGTTCGTTAAAAAAATCAGTAATCAATAACATACAAAAGAAAAGAAAATCTGATATTGTTTGGATGAATGATAGATGGATTTACAAAGAAATACACCCATACATACACGAAGCAAATGCTAAAGCAGGTTGGAATTTTGATTGGGATTGGTCAGAGTCTTGCCAATTTACAAAATATGGTGTAGGCCAATATTATGGCTGGCATTGTGATAGTTGGGAAGTTCCTTACAAAAGAGATAAATTAGAAGACGGCACGTACCCAATAGATCACGGAAAAATTAGAAAGTTATCAGTCACTATTAGTTTAAATGATCCAGACGAGTATGATGGTGGTAATTTAGAATTTGATTTTAGAAATCAAGTAGATTGGGAAAGAAATAAAAAGAAAGCTATTAAAAGTTGTGAAGAAATTAGACCACGTGGTTCGATAATTGTTTTTCCAAGTTTTGTGTGGCATAGAGTAGCACCAGTTACAAGAGGTACAAGATACTCTCTAGTGGTTTGGAACCTGGGGTACCCTTTTAAATAAAGGATACATAATAGTGAATTAGGAGAATATAAAATGGCAGTAACAACAGAGAAAAAAGAAATAATGAAAACAGATTGGTACTTTAATACACCAGTTTATTTAATTGAAAAACCAGAATGGTTACCATCAGCAATCAAAGCCACAGACAAATATATAAAAGAGTCTGAAAAAAGAGAACAATCAAAATTAAAAGAAAGAAAAAAGTTTTTAGGTAATAAAGATTATTTAAAAGTAAAAGATCACGGATTAAGTTATCATTCAACACCGCTAAATGGTGATCCTGGTTTAAAAGAATTAGAATCATATATTGGTGCTACATCTTGGAATTTATTAGATGAGTGGGGTTATGATATGTCAAAATACACAATGTTTTTTACAGAATTTTGGGTACAAGAATTTGCTAAGGCTGGTGGCGGCCATCACAGCACACACGTTCATTGGGATAACCATATATCAGGATTTTACTTTTTAAAGTGTAATGATAAAACATCTTATCCTATTTTCCACGATCCAAGAGCAGGTGCTATGATGACAAAGTTACCTCAAAAAGATAATAGTAAAGTTGGCCCAATGTCAGATTCAGTACATTACAGACCAAAACCAGGAACATTAATTTTTTTCCCTGGTTATGTACCACACGAATTTGCTGTAGATATGGGAATTGAGCCATTTAGATTTATTCACTTTAATTTACAAGCGGTAAGAAATATTATTGTTAATTCAACAAAAGGTAAAAATTAATGAAAGCGACATTTAAAAAAAATCATTTTTTTGTAATTAAAGAAGCTATTAGTAAAGAGTTAGCAGGGTTCATTTATAATTATTTTTTGATAAAAAGACAAGTGGCAAGGACAATGTTTGACACTCGTTATATCTCACCATTTACGACAGAGTGGGGAGTGTGGAATGATAAACAAGTACCAGAAACATATTCACATTATGCTGATACTGTAATGGAAACTTTATTACTAGCTGTTCAACCTAAAATGGAAAAAATTACTGGACTAAAATTAAACCCTACTTATTCATATGCTCGTATCTATAAAATGGGTGATGTGTTGGAAAGACATAAAGATAGATTTAGTTGTGAGATTTCAACGACAATGAATTTAGGTGGTGATGAATGGCCAATTTATTTAGAGGCAAAGAAAAATGTTGGAGAACCTAAAGATGGTTTTCCTGATAAAACAGATAATAAAGGCACAAAGGTAATTTTAAATCCAGGTGATATGTTAGTTTATAAAGGTATGATACTTGAACATTGGCGTGAGACATTTATAGGAAAAGATTGTGCTCAGGTGTTTTTACATTATAATGATGTTAAATCAAAAGACGCTGATAAAAATTTATTTGATGGCCGACCACATTTAGGTTTACCTGCTTATTTCAAAGGTTTTAAACTTTAATTTAATAAATAGCTTTATGAGTAAACTAGAAGAAAAAGTCAACGAAATACTTGGTATTGAAAAAGAAATAGAAAAGGTAGATAAAGAATTTAAACCTTTAGTACCTCGTAAAGAAGACAAACAAAAAGAAGACGTTGATAACGATTACAAGTATAGTAGAGAAAATTACTATAATTTAATTGAAAGAGGCCAAGAAGCTATACAAGGTATATTAGATGTAGCAAAAGAAGGCCAACATCCTAGAGCATATGAAGTAGCATTAGCAGGCATAAAAAATGTTGCTGATACCGTAGATAAATTACAAGATTTACAAGCCAAGTTAAAAGAATTAAAACAACTACCAAAAACATCTAACGCTAATATTAAAAATGCCTTGTTTGTAGGGTCAACTGCTGAATTACAAAAAATGTTGAATAGAAAAAAAGAAGATGAAAGTATTAAAAGCAAAAACATCACACCCGAAAAAACAGATATTTCCGATTAGTGAATTAAATTACAATCTTTACTACGAAAAAAACAATTCTCAATTAGTCAATGGCGCTGAAGATATTTTAAGTGGTGCTGATATGATTGACCCTATTCAGATAAAAAAATATACACCATCTAAATCTCCTAGATATGGAGCAAATGGTAAGTTATATAGAGAAAGAGTATATGGTGTTTGGAAAGGTAATCAAAGAGTAACTGCTGCTGTTAAATTAGGATATACACATATTGAAGGTATTATATTAGATGAAAAAACATAATTTTCCAGATAATAGTTTTATAGGTGGTTGGTATATACCTAAAAAAATTTGTGATAATATAATAAAATATTTTAATACTCATAAAAACGATAAAGCTGAAGAAGGCCGTTTAAATGATAAAGTATATGATATTACAGCAAAAGATAGTTTAGATATGAGCGTAGGTCCAAAAAATAGAGAAGAACCTTTTTTTTCGTATAGACACGCACTACAAAAATGTTTAAATAATTATTTAAAAAAATATAAATGGGCTAACAATTTGGATCGTTTTAGAATTAATATGGGTTATAATATTCAGTATTATAAACCTCACGGTGGTTTTAAAAATTGGCATTTTGAAAGAACAAATATATCCTCATCAAAAAGATGTTTAGTTTTTATGACTTATCTTAATGATGTGGAAGACGGTGGCACAGAGTTTTATTATCAAAAGATTACAACTTCAGCTAAAAA